GACCCGTTCTGAACTGGACGCGGGCGTTGATGTCACTGGCGAGATCGCGCAGATCGATGGGTTCCAGCTCGAGTCTGAAGTGAATTCGACGCAGGCGTTCGCTTCTACGTTCGCGACTAGTAAGCCCGGATCGCTGCGGACCAGCGGCCAGCCGGGCATGGTCACGTACGCCGACGAAGGCGGGTATGACGTTCGCCGCTTGTGGACCCGTATGGACACCGGGTTCGTGGTCCTGCTCCACGGCGGTGACATCGCCGGGAACTTGATGGACGTGTGGCCTGTGACGGTCGCTGTCGTTTCGAAACCGTTCTCGACCGTGGATGCCGCGTTTGTGCTGGTGCAGTTCACGATCCATGCCGAGCCTGTGACTGACGTGGAGGTGCCGTGAGCGACCCGTATAAGCGTGTCCAAAGCAGGAAGCTGCCGTCGTTGCCGTTCCGTGTGCTTGTTGTCGACGGTGACGAGCTCGAGGCGGCGCAGCGGAAACTGCTGGAGGCGACGGAGCGGAAACGCCGCGCCGACCGGAACTTGGTTCCTGACAAGCCTGAACGGGTCAAGGAAGCGACGTCCGCGAAACGGGCACTCACGATCGCCGAGAAGGCGTTCGAAGCGTGCTGGGAGTCGATCCAGATCACCGCGGTCGAACCGCCCATCTTCGAACAACTCAAGGCCGAGCATCCCCCGACGCCGGAGCAACTGAAGGAAGACCCGGATGCCGGGTACGACAAGGACACGTTCCAGCCCGCGCTCCTCGCTGCTTGCGCCGAAGGCGACAAGACCGTAGATGAGTGGCGGGACATGCTCGAGCACCAGTTCTCCACTGGGGAACGTCAGGAACTGTTCACGACCGCGCTCGCGGTGAACGCGGGTACGCGGGTGGTGGAGTCTGTGGTGCTCCCAAAAGACTCGAACGGGATCCTGGGTTTGCTCTCGAGATGGAAGTAGCGGACCACTACCGCATACGCCATTCGGAGTTCCTGTCGTGGTCGCAAGACGACCGGGACAAGGCCATCAACTACCACCTCTGGAAACGCGCTGCCTGCTCGACGTGCGGGACGCGGCAAGAGGAATGGGATCCCGAACGCGGCGGTGACCGGCACGCCTATTCGGCGGTGCTGGGGCATTGCCGCGGCTGCCAGGAGATCGAGTCGAAACGGGAACAGATGAAGTCTGGCCCGCAGATCCGCGGCACTTACCTTGCCTTGCAGCGCAACCCGAGGGGGTGAGACATGTCGACCAGGCGTGACCTGATCTATCGCATGACCGCCGACCCCGAGGGCTTCAAGAAGGGCATGCGGGAGGCCGGGAAAGACTCCCGGCTGTTCTACAAGGAACTCAAGGCGCTCGAGCAGCAGCAGCAGGCCGTCGACGATGTCACGACCGCTACCGGTGCGACGTTGCTGGGCTTCGGTGCTGCCGCTGCCACAGGTCTTGCCCTCGCGACGAAAGCGGCCATCGACTGGGAGTCGGCGTGGACGGGTGTCACGAAGGTCGTTAACGGCTCCCCTGAACAGCTTGCGGCGCTGGAGGACGAACTCCGTGGCCTCGCTACGACGCTCCCACAGACGCACGCCGAGATCGCTGGTGTTGCGGCAGCCGCCGGTCAGCTTGGCATCGCCCGCGAGGACATCGCCGACTTCACGTCAACCATGGTCGCGATGGGTGTGTCCACTGACATCGCCTCCGAAGACGCGGCGATGGGCATGGCCCGGCTCATGAACATCATGCAGACCGCGCCCGATGAGGTCGCCAACCTCGGCTCAGCGATCGTCGGCCTCGGCAACGCCGGCGCCTCCACCGAATCCGAGATCATGGAAATGGCGCTCCGTATCGCTGGCGCCGGCCACACGGTTGGTATGAGCGAAGCGGAAGTGCTCAGCTTCTCGTCGGCGCTTGCCAGCGTTGGTATCGAGGCTGAGTCGGGTGGGTCTTCGATCTCCACGGCGATGATCAAAATCTCTGAGGCCGTTGCCGAGGGTGGCGAATCCCTGGACGGTTTCGCTCAGGTTGCTGGTGTTACTGCTGACGAGTTCGCGCAGAAGTTCTCCTCGGACCCCGCTGCCGCTATCGACATGTTCGTGCAGGGCCTCGGACGCATCCAGTCCAGCGGCGGCGATGTCTTCGGAACCCTTGAATCACTCGGCATGTCCGAGATCCGGTTGCGTGACGCACTGCTGCGCCTCGCTGGGGCTGGTGATCTCTTGACCGAGTCGCTTACTACTGGCAACGAGGCGTGGCAAGAGAACTCGGCGCTTACCGATGAAGCGGCGCGACGTTACGAAACCACCGAAGCGCAGATGGCAATCGCGAAAAACCAACTAGTGGACATAGGGATCACGCTGGGCGACACGCTCGTACCTATTCTCCGCGACTTCCTCGACGCTGGTTCAGGGCTCCTGGAATTCTTCAGTGGTCTTCCTGGCCCGGTCCAGCAAACCGCCGTCGCTCTCGGTGCAGCCGTTGCCGTGATTGGCGTACTCGGTGGCGCTGCGCTTATCGCCGTCCCGAAAATTCACGAGTTCAACAGGACACTCGGTGAAATCGGAACCACGGGAGCTCTTCGAGTTCAGAGGGGCTTGAACGCGGTAACAAGCATCCTCACTGGGCCGTGGGGGATCGCGCTCGGCGCAACCATCGCAGTACTGACGGCGTTCGCGGCGAAGCAAGGCGAAGCTGAATCTCGCGTCAAGGAATTCGCTGGCACCCTCGATAAGGAAACCGGCCAGCTCACCAAGTTCTCGCGCGAATGGGTCGCGATGCAGCTTGTTGAAAACGATGACTTCGGCCAGGCCTTTATCGACGATATGCGGACCATGGGGATTGAAACGTCGCTTGTGACTGATGCGATCCTCGGCGTGCCTGGGGCGATGGAGGAGCTGAATCAGAAGCTGGATGCGTCCGGCTACACGCTGGCAGCGGAAGACTGGAAGCAGCGAATAGCCGAGCTCTCGGGCGAAGTGGAGCAAGGCAAGAGTCTTCAGGAAGCGTTCATGGAGGCGACAGAAGGGGCATCGCAAGCCACCTCTGACGCAGCCGACTCCACCCAACACGCTTCAGCGGAAGCCATGATACTCGCGGACAATCTAGGTATCACGACTGGTGCTGCTGAAGATGCCTCGGCAGCTTTCGATGATCTCGAGGAGAGGGTGCGCGCCCTGATCGATTCGGCGTTCGCGCTGAACGGCGTGCAGAGGGACGTCGAAGAGGGCATCGACAACATTACCGAGAAACTCGAGGAAAACGGCGCGACCATTGACCGCAACACTGAGGCTGGCCGTGAGAACGAGGCCCTGATCGAGGAGCAAGTCGCTGCGATCGCCCAGCTTGCGTTGACGATGGCTGAACAGACCGGGTCTGCGGAGGAAGCGAACGCCGTTCTGGACGAGCAGCGGGACCGCCTACATGACGTGCTGAAAGCGGCTGGCCTTACTGAGGAACAGATCGACTCTTACATCAGTGTTCTCGACGCGGTGCCCAGCGAGATCGAAACAGTGGTCGAGACGAGTGGCCTTTCAGCGGCGATTCGTGGTGCGCAGTCGCTCGGCACGGCGATCCACAACATTCCCTCGTACAAGCGCGTAGTGATCCAGTACTCGCAGGAGGGCCGGAACGCTCCGTCCGGTGACCAGGAGTACGCCGATGGCGGGTACGTTCCCGGTTTCGCGGACGGCGGCATCCCCGGGTTCCCTTCCGGCGGCATGTTCCGCGGTCGCGGCGGGCCGAGAGAAGACGCCAACATCATCGCCGTTAGCGACGGCGAATTCATTGTCAACGCTGCATCGACGAAGCGCCACCGGGCCCTGCTCGAAGCGATCAATTCAGGCAAGAAGATCTCGACCGTGAACAGAGCCCCCATTCATGAGTCGCTTCGGCACGGTATGGGTGGGTCTGGGGCGACGGCTCGTGTCTGGTTCGACTTCTCGAACGTGGGGGACGACTTTGCTCGCGCTATCAAGAACACGGTTCGGCTCGATGGCGGCGGTGACGTCCAGGCCGCGTTTGGGGAGCGCTGATGGTGTTCCCGACTGACCCGCTGGTGTTGCGCGCTGAGATCGCGCTCGGCGCGGATGTCACTGGCGACCCTGCCTTGTGGTCGTGGACGGACATCTCCGCGTATGTGCGGACCGCTGACGGCGCGCGGGTGGGCGTTAACCGCGGCCGCCGGAACGACTCGGGGAGCACGACGCCGGCGACGGCCACGTTCGACCTGAACAACGACGAGGGCCGGTTCTGTACCCAGAACCCGTCGTCGCCCTACTTCCCGCTGCTGGCGGTGAACACGCCGATCAGGATCAGTGTTTCAACGGATTCTGGTTCGTCGTGGTCGACGCGGTTCTCGGGCTACCTCTCGAAGCTGCCGACGTCGTGGCGTGGCCCTGGCGGCTCGGATTCGTGGGTGTCGGTGACGGCGGACTCGATTCTGCGGCGCCTG